TAGCACTAGAGCCAGCAGCAGAAGCACTCGTTGCTGCATTAGTTGCACTGGTTGACGCATTAGACGCAGACGTTGCTGCGTTGGTAGCGCTAGTTGATGCTTCAGACGCTTTGGTTGTTGCTGTTGTAGCGCTAGAGGCTGCACTGGTCGCGCTAGACGCTGCATTAGTCTCGCTAGTTCCAGCGTTAGTTTCACTGGTTGCTGCTGCTGATGCACTGGATGCAGCCGCTGTTGCGCTAGACGCTGCGTTGGTTTCGCTAGTGCTGGCATTAGATGCACTGGTTGCAGCGTTTGTTGCGTTAGTCGCAACACTGGACTCACTAGCCGCAGCGTTGGTTGCACTGGTTGCCGCAGCAGATGCGCTGGCAGCAGCTTCGTTTGCTTTTGTAGTAGCAGTCTGTGCGTTGGTAGCTACCTGTGACGCATACGCATCCGTGGAAGCATCTCCTGAACCACCATCACCTCTGTAAATCGGCATAGACTATATCCTGTTTGATTTGCTCAGGTTGTCCTGTGCAGGAATTACCTGTAAATTCCAAGGAACGTGTAAGCCACAACAGTTTTGTCCACGGAGGGGAACTATATGGTCAACGTGATGAACTACTCCGGTTAGCTCTGAACGCAAGTCGCGTAGTTCGTAAATCTCTTCGATCATCCATTTGTGATCGTCAGTAAGCCACTTAGGTTTTGCTTGTCGAACACCTTTGGCTCTTAGATGTCCTTTAGTAATATAATATTGCTTTCTTTTTGTTCTATAATAATGTCTGTTTTGAGCGTTAATAGTTTCTCTGCGTTCTTTACGTTTTTCATTAACACAAAACTTACATTGTCCAAAGTAGCCATCTTTGTTTCTTGGCTGCTTAAAAAATTCTGAATAATCTTTTGTTTCTTTGCAAGTACTGCACTGTTTCATAATAACTCCTGCATGAGTTAAGAAACGAGGGTACTAGGTGATGCAGCACCGTTCCCCTCTAAACTTTAAACTTTACTCATCACAAACAGCGAGAATAAAGCCAGCTTCAGGGCGGTACGTCTCGACACCATAGAGGGTATCTGCGGTGTACAGAGTGCTCAAATATTCTTGTTTGTATTGAGTCTGAGAACGTACAGCCATTTGCTCTGCCATTACAAGGGCGTCCTTGTGGAAGAACAAGCAGCCACGGGTGTCAGCGGTAGACGCAGTGTTCTGAGCAGCGACTTCCAGTACAGGAGCGTTGCTAGAAACGTAGATGTCTACACCGTAGAGGTTACCGATGAGGCCAGACTCAACACCACGACCACCAACAAAGTCGGAAGATACGTAGCGGTCAATGCCCATGATAGACTTACGTGACGCAGGAGGAATAACGAGAACTCGTCCGTCCATAGGTACGTCAGCATCGTCCATCAGCTTGATAGCTTCGCGGAAGCCCAAGTCGGTGAAGTTGTCACCAGTGGTAACAGTGTCAACAGCGTAAGCAGCAAGGCCAGAAGCGGCGTTGAAGTAGTAGCTGTTGCTGTTAACCCAGTTAGCACCTGTGTTAGCAGGAGTCTGAGTACGAGTACCATCACCAAAACCAGTAGCCGCGTTGATGAGGTCAGTGTCTACCTTGAGAGCAAGCTGGTAGCCAGCGTCTTCAGTGTAGAACTGTCGCAGAGAGGACAGAGCCTGTACTTCTACGATGTCTTCAATCAAACGTGAGTACTCAAAGTGACGGTCAACAGTGACAGTCAGTTCTGACTCGAGGTTAGCCTGAATCGTAACTGCTACAGCTTCTGCCTTAGCAGATGCAGCACCACGGATGGGCTTAGGGATGTGAATAACGTCACCCTTCTTGCCAGACATAGCGAGTCGCTTGACAAGGGGAGCCATCTTCAGGTTCTTTTGGTAAGCAGCGATTACTTCATCGCTCCAGATTTCTGGGATAAAAGTCCCAGCAGCAGTTTTGTCTACTACAGCATTAGCTGTAAAATAGGCACCAGAGGTTTCACCAGCCATTGTAATTCTCCTTTAGGCTATCTAACCCGACCCTCTGCGTAAGCCTTCAGTAGTTCGTCTGATAGACTCTGATAACGCTCTGGGTCGGTACGCATAAGTTTAATAATGTCAGCACGACGATAAACTTTCTTGCGTGATCCTTCCGATGTTCCTCGAGCGTTGCCTGTGTTAGCTGACTTTACTGCACTCTTACGGGCTTCTCTTTCAGCCTGTGCTGTCTGTTGAACTACTTGGTTCCTCTCTTTCCAGAGGCTAAACAGTTCGTGAGCAGCGTCGTAATCGTACGCTTGGTCAGCCTGAACAAACAACTGTGTTCGGACTTTTGACCCCTTGATCCACTCAGCAAACTTAGGGTCTTGCAGTATCTGTTCCATCTCAGGATGAGAGGACTTGAGTTGTGCAAGAGTAGCCTGTTGTTTGTACTGTTGTGTGTAAGCCTGTGCTTCTTTGATCTTAGGGTGGTTGTCTATAGCTCGACTAACAGCGGTCTTGGGATCAACAAAGAAATCTACATCATCATCTTCATCGCCGTTGTATTGCTGTTGTTGAGGTGCTTGTTGGACTGAGAGTTGTGTCTGGATGTAATTATCAACAACTTTACGTAACTCTCCAACTTCCGTACTCTGCTTACCTGAGAACTTCTCTAGTTCTTGGTGCATCTGTACAAGTTCTTCTACAGATTTACCTTGGTACTTTTCTGGAACATTAGACTGTTGAGGTTGTTCCTCTTGAGGATTCTCTACGGTGTCCTGTGTGTCGAGTTGGTCTGTTGTTTCTAATTCTTCTTCCTTACGCTCATCAATAAGTGTCGCTCGTGACATTCTAAACTTACCCCGCCTATTATTATTATTAGGTTATGGAGGATTAAATGGGAGTTGCCTCTAGTGTTGAGATTCCCTCGTAGTTTTCCCAGCGTTTTCGTGTTCACGTACCCACTTCATGTGTCTGCCGGGGAAATCGCCAGACGCACCATCGAGTACATGTTGAGTTGCTGAGATAATTTTTGTAGCGTTGGCACCACACCCGCACCTACTGGATGTAGTACCTGCTTCTACAAATTCTTCAAAGGTATGTCCGTTAGTACAACGAAAGTCAAATACTTTAATCATCTTCTTCTGGAGGCTTTGACGCTTCCTCGTAGTTAGTGTTTACGATAGTTTCCATGTTTATTAAGTGGGCTAATACGTTTAGTTGTCCTTTACGGAAAAACATATCGTCAGCATCTTTAGCTGCTTCAATACTGTTAATTTGAACAGCGTTGTTACCAAAGTCTTGCACGAGTTGTTTCCAACCGTCTGTCATAAAAAGACTAAAGTAATTGTCGTAGTACTGCTGTGTTTCTTGATCCATCAGTGAGGCCTCTTGGGTTGTCTCTGGTTAATAGGATGTACCTAAGTACACTGTATATTATACCATACTTTTACGCAAAAGTCAAGCACTATTTACGTTTTTTGGTAGTTTTTCGTGCTTTTTTGAAGGCTTCTGCTGTAGGAGCACCTTTTGCTCCCGGCTTACGCATCTTCTCACCTGATCCAGCCTTGATGCGCTTACGTTTGGCGTGGATGTTGGCGTATAGTCCTTTACTTGGCACGTTTCTTAGCCTTCTTTTTCTTCATCTTAGCCTTAGCTTTAGCCGCTGCCTTATAACCAGCTTCTGTATACGCATAGTGTTTTCCACCTACTTTTGGCATAACTGTCTCCTCACCATTTCACCTTATCAGCCCAGTAAGCCGCAGACATCTTGCCTTTGGCTATGTTCTTTGCGTGACGAGCTTTGAATGACGCTCGCTTCTTTTTCATCTTGTCACCTTCACCCACTTTAGGTTTACCAGCAGTCTTAGCACCCTGTTCACCAAAGCGAATAGTTTTAACTTTGTCACCTTCTTTAGCAACAACAATGTGGCTCTTCTTAGGGTGACTAGGTGTTCGCTTAGGCTTGTTGTATCCGCTAACTCCTGCTCGCGCTAGCCTTGGGTCTTTTTCCTTTGGCATTATCAGAGTCCTCCTTGTGGCGCAGGTCCGACATTTGGCCCTCTAGGGCCTCTACCTTGGCCTCCAACGCTTCCAATTTGTTGAACTGGTCTTGGAACGCTTGGTTGATCTGGGCTAGGAACTGGTTCATTTCTGTTTGTGTCATTAACACCGGGAATTGCTCCTCTGTTGTTTAGTGCTTTTTCTTTGAGTGCCACTTCAGCAATCTTGAGTCTACGCTCAAACTCTCTGTCATCTGCGTCTCCGTCCTTGAGATTACGTGTGATTGCGTTGATCTTCTCAATCTGTAACTCTTCAGGAGCCAGTTGTGTCTCAATGGCGTACTTAGCTGCTCTGGCTTGCGACTCAGCGGCCTGACCTTGCAACGCTGCGGTCTGACTCTGCTGGAACTCAAGCTGTGCTTGTTGTGCCATCTGAGCCATCTGTTGAGCCTGAGGATCTGGCTGAGACGCCTGTTGCATAGACGCAATCAACTCGTCACGGTTGCTCAGGTTCATGTTGTCGATAATGCTCTGGATCAGCACAGGGTAGATTGGGCTGTCTTGCTTCATGGTTTGCAAGAGTTGCACCAGTTGTCCTACCTCGTACTCTCTAGCAATAATGCCCAGAGTAGACGTAGCGTTGAACTTATAGTCAGCCACAGGGTAGTTCTCAGGATCAAACTGCATGTACCTGTGTGCAGCCTTGGTTACAAACGGCAACAGGAATGACTGCTGGAAATTAATCAGGGTACGCTTGTGACGCTTGATGATAGCGCCTAGAGACATACTTATGCCAGCGGCGGTTGCTTCTCCGTTAACCTGACCAGCAATACCTGCGGAGTCTACAGCGCCCGTGGCTTGTTGTACCATCTGCTGAAGCGCCTGAGCTTGTGCAAAAGTAATCTGACCAACTTGCCCAAAGTTGAACGGTTGAAGTACCTCACGCGGATCTCCATTAGTTAGAATCATTTTGCCCGGACGTACCTCAGGTTTAGCGCCACGAGGTAAACGCGTTGCGTCAATAGCAAGCATGGGGTGAATGGTAAGACTCAGTGCGTCAATCCTAGCTCGTAGCTCAGTGTCCAGAGCCTTCTGAGAGTTGTAGCCCTTCTCGCAAACTCCTCTGCCCCAGAATCGACCCGGAACAACGTCCCACGGAAACGCAACCACAGGACGGTCTTGCATCATGTAAGGGTTAGCTTCAGCCTTCAGGAGTGTACCGCCGTTAGCGATAACTACGATAGCCTCAACGTACATAGACTCAGACTCTACTTCTACGTCTTCAGCCTCGAGCAACTCACGAGGTACGAGTCCGTAGTACTTCGTTAGGCGTACCTTGTCGTCGTTGTATATTGTGAGGTCTTGATCTGGCTCTAGGTCTGTATCAGGAGCAGCAGATTCAATAAACGCTTCACGATAAATTCCTTGTTCTTGTAGTAGTTCTACACTGTGTTTAGACACAAACTCGTCAATAGCTACACCCATAGCATCTTCTACGGACGTAGCTACAGGGTCAATAAGAAAGTTTTGTGGTAGTACTGGTTTTAGTTTAACTACTACTCTGTCAGTAATGTTAACACCTACAGCTTGTAAGTCTCCACCCATAATGGGTTCAGTTGCTGGAGCCATTTCTTTAATTTCTTCAAGAACAATTTCTCCTATACCTACGCCAAACACAGCAGAGTTAATCAAGCACTCTGCAACAGCCTTACGTATCTTACACTTCTCAAAGTCTTCTGTTAGCTTGTTACGGAGGTACTGAACGTCCTGACGATCTTTGTCGTTAGTGTCATCAGAAATATCAAACCACTTACCTCTACCAAACGTGGCTTCTTCCAGTTCTGCTACGTTAGATTCTACAGCCTGCTGAAGCGCAGGAGAGATAATTCGAGAACGCTCAGACGCTCGCTCAGAGTCAGCAGGATCCCATTGACCTCGCCATAACCTATAGTATTCTTCAAATTTTGCTTCGTAGTTTGATTCATAGTAATCACGCCAGTTCTCACATTTGGTCATTACCCACTCTTCAAGAGACTCTTCAATCATCAAAGGGTCTGGGCTGTAGATTTCTTCTGCCATATTAATATCCTGCTACAATGTCTAGTATTTCGTGATCGTCAATTTCGTAATCGTAGTGGTACGCAACTTGTGCTAACTGATCTATGTACGCCAGAGCGTCAACCAAATCATCGTGAGTTAATGGATCTGGAAATTGAAACAGTTGGTCTAAGAATCTAGAGTTCCACGATCCTGTATTAAGAGTTACAAAGTTGTTTTCAAAAC